ATTCCAAAAATCATCGTCGTAACTTGCAATAGTTCCGCTTAACTTTGCATGGTCATCGCGCGTTCGTTTGTCTTTTACGGCGACATATTCCAAGTCGTGCGTATCTTTGAGCTTTTCAAAGTTTTTCCAAGCCGCAGCGTTTTGTGTTGCTGCAATTGCATTGTTTCGTTCAACTTCTAAATAACGTTTATTGTATTTGTCATCTATTTTCTTAACATCGTTGTAAAATGTTTTGAAGTCTTTGATGTTTCCTTTAGCATCTAACAGCAGTTCGGAAGCTTCTTTGAGTTGGGCGTGCGTTTTGAAACCTGAAAATACATAAAGTTCGTTGCGGAACTTGTACGAAAGCTCTGGTTTCAATTCGTATTTCAATCGCTTTTCAGTATTTTTAAGAGATGAGAGTAATTCATTGCTAGTTGATTGAATTAACATTTCATTCAAAAGATTGTTATTATTGAACAAATCTTTTATTGCATCGTCAAAATCTGAAAATCTTATTTCATTGGATTGAAAAAAAAAAATCGTACATCTTTTTGAAAATGCTTTCTTTTTTCTCTTCGCTTAAATATGTTTCGTATTGCGGGTCTGTTTCAATTGCTTTTTGCTTAAAGTCTGAAAAGAATGTTTGAGCAGCTTTTTTCTCTTGCATTTCTTTTTTCATCTTTTCGTAATCCGCTGGTTTTGGTATTTTGTAGGTTTCGTAAAAATAATCGTCATTGATTGGAATGATATTGCTTAATTGAACATCAATATTAATCTTTGCGGTTAAATCGACATTCATTGCATCAATGAATGAAAAATAATCATTCTCTTTGGCAATGCCTTGACTTACAAGTATTGGTATTAACTGTTCATTCAAAACCCTTAAAACAAATTGCCTATCTGCTTTGTGTATGATTGCCTGCTGTTCCGATTGTGTTAAGCTTTGCGCGTAACCCCCGCTACTTGCTTCAATGGTAGTCATACTTTGTGCAAGAATTGCAATCGTCATTTCTTCGTTACAAGCGTTTCTAAATGTTTCGTGAATGGTTGTATTGCCACTTGCATTGAAACTTTCGCTTTTTATGTTTGAGCCTTTTGGCAAAGCCATTGACCCTGCCGCACCCATCGACCGGAAGGCATCGGTTAAGGCTTGTTTCATTTCTTCAGTATCATACTCACCTATTCGAGTCGGCATTCCAAACACTTCTGCAAATTCCGCAAAATCTGAAAACCCTTTTCTTTTGTAAATTACCCAAGGAACTGCACTTAATAAGATGCCCAAATCATTAACATCGCCCGCTTTCAGGGTTGTAAGTTTGTACAATTCATCAAAGTAGTTTACGCCAGTTGTATCGCTGGTGTTCTTAACTACAAGCCCAAATTCAGACTTTACGTGTTGGCGTGGCACCAATACGCTCCTGTTTTCGTAACCAGTCGTTTTTATATTCCAATCCAACTCAACCAGTGAGTAACCCCAAAACTTGCTTTCAATAATAAATTTGAGTAAATTCTCAAAAAAGGTTTTTTCAACTGCTTTTGAAAATTCAACATTCTCTTCGTTTTTGTCGTTTATCAATCTTAAATCTAAGTTTAAAATACTTAGAATCCGTTTTTGAACAATCGAACTTAATACGGAGTCTGTTAGTGCATCTTTGTACATATCGTATAAATCCTTTCGGTTTTTCGATGTACTTTCAGCACTCTTTTGTGCATTCCTAAACTTTTGTATATCTAAACTTCTTAATTGTGCAGGTTGCACGTTTATTTGGTTTACGATAATATTTGGTTGTGCCTGTTGCTTTGCCATAGTCGTTTAATCAAAATAGTTATTATTCTTTTCTTTTGAAGTGTAGCTTATTAAGTTGGCAGCCGTTTTGCTTGCTGCCATTGGTAAACTACTTAATACCGTTTCGTTTGCTTGTTTTAACCAAGCAATAGCACGTTCGTAACGCTTTGTTCGTGCAGCTACGTCCACGCCACTCTGGTCTAGTTCTATTAAGTTGTAAATTGCAATATCTTTGCAGAACTGCACTAACAACTTGTTACGCTCTTTACCTTTGGCATTGAATATTGCTTGCACATCGTATTTGGCTAAATATCCGCGCATTTCTTCCTCAGCCGTTTCTATTACATCAATAAGCAATAGCTCATCGCCTTGCGTGATTTCATTGATGTAGTTTTCATCTAAAACGCTGTTTAGTTCGTTAATTTCTATAAACATAGCTAGTAGTAATTCTTTTTAGATTTTTCGAGTTTGAAAGTTTGTATTTCTGTTTTTTGTAAAATTTTGTTATTTAAGACCCAAACGCCACCTTCCACAGCATCGGTACCGTCAAGCTTTCTTGCAGTTGCTTTTGAAAATACTTTGAATTGCTCTTCTAATCTTTTCATGTGAGGATTGTCTTTTTCAGCATCGTTAAAAATCAAATTACCGGAACTATTAATCGGCTCTAAGTTGCCTTCGATACGAAAGAATTTATCCGGCTTTTGCCTTTCATCGCCACGGATTAACAAGCCTTGTTTCTCAAATTCAGGCTTCAATACTTGACTGAAAAAAGGGTCTTGCAATGTATTGTTTTCTACATAATTGTAGTATTGTACGCTTTGGGCATTGTATTCGTTTTTCAATTCATTGTACCAACTCACGAAATCGGAATTAACCGCTTTATCTAATCTACAATTGATTACATAAAATTTATTATCCTTTTTTCCTAGCAAAACCACACACTTATTACTGTTTTGTTTATCGGTTTTGTTTGAATAACTTGGGTCGCCGTAAAGTACCAACGCGCTAAATGTTTTGAGCATTGGAATTTTGCCCCAAGTAATTTTCTTAAATACCTGCCCAACGGTAATTGGATTGTTAAAATATTCTTTTTGAGCACTTGCATAGCTTATTTTTGAAAGCAACCAGTCAATGTGCTCTTCGCTGTTTCTTATCCAAGTACTTTTGCCTTGCTCATCGCGTATGTTTACTACTTTGGCAAAGTCAGCTACTTTTATCGCGCGTGTAATGCAAGTATCATTTCCAATGATATTACCATTGAATAAAATCCTTTTTTTACCGGAAACGGACATACTAGGAATAACAGCCTGTTCAATCCAATTCCATTTTTTATCTATACGCTCTGGATTGATTATCTCTTCGTCAGTATCTATATCATCAAAGATTAAGGTATCTGGTCGCACCTCTTCGTTACGTACACCGCGCGGACTTTGCCCTGCACCAAACCCAACTATTAAGTTGCCATTTCTTGTTTTAAAATTATCATCAGACCAGCCAACGATTGGAACTTGCGCTCCATAATCATTGATAATCCGTTGGTTTGATTCTAAATTGATTTTCCAAGGTTTTAACAATAAAGTTGCCTGTTCGTTGGTATGTGAAATTAACTCAATACACTTTGCTTCTTTGCGTGCAAACATCAAATAAAACACATCAAACATAGTTCTTGCTGACTTTGCCAACTCCCTCGCCCAAGGTCTAACAATATAGATTTGGTTGTTATCTATGAATTTGCGTGAGCTTTTCTTATGAAACAAAGCTGGTTCCGAACTAGCATAATTCGGAAAATAATATTTATACCAAGCCTCATTATCCGATTCTAGTTTCTTAATCCGATTGCGCTTGGTAGCCTCGTCTTCAATCGCAATTTGTGTTGCTTTTTGAAGATTATATCTGTACTCTTCCCAAACCTTTAATGTTTGTAAATCAGTCATTTTATTACTTTTTAGAAGCTTCGTTTTTAATAAAACTATCTGCAAACTCGCCTATTTGCTTTGCCAGTTCTACATCGGCAGAGCGTATGTAGTTAATGAAATTCATTAAGTTATTGATAGTAAACGAAAGCGGAGGTTTTGAGAATGTACGAATAGCACTGTTAAGTTTAATCATTGCATCGTATTCTTTTGAAGAGCCAAAACGCAACTTTTCATCTTTATTGGATTCAATAAAGTCAGTCATACGCTTCAATTGCTTTTGCCACACCGGAAGCAATTCATCTTCGCTAAAGTTGTGAGCCTCGCGTATTTCTTTCCATTTTCCATCTTCAATCCAAACGCGCAATGTCTTTTCAGTAATTTTTACGCTTTCAGCAATATACTTGTTTGTATATTCCAAATTACTCAAATAGAGAGCTTTTGCAAGTTCTTTTTGCTCTGTTTTGGATAATTGCTTTTGTTGCTTTGCTTGCATGGTCTTATTGTTTTTTTTGATACAAATTAAAACACTTTTCTACATTATATAAAGAACACTTTTGTAAGGTCTTATTTAGTATAGAAAACAGTATATAATTATCTATAAAACAGCAATTTACTATTTTTACGTTTTGTTTTATCGTTGTAAATTTGTACTCTCAAAATGATACTAATTTTAATGTTTGTTTTATTAAAATAATAGCTTATGCGATTTGTACTAATAGATGAAAGTTTGATGCGAAGTGGTTATTGGGTTTCGGTTGCTGGTATCGACTTGCAACAGTTTGAAAAGAATCCAATTATGTACTTTATGCACATGCGCCCTGGCGATTCCTCTAATAGAGCATCGAATATGGTTCATGCAATTGGCACTTGGGCAGATGTACGCAAAGAAGAAATAAACGGTGTACTTGCAATTACAGGCGAGGCTATATTTGATGAGAAAGATGAATTTGCATTGACTATCAAAAACAAAGTAGAAAGCGGTGTTTACAAAATGGCAAGCGCGGGTTTACAGCGTGTTGAATGGTCAGAAGATATTAACCTTTTGAAACAAGGGCAAACTTACGCTACACTCACCAAGTCAATTATGCTAGAGGCTTCAA